AATATCTACACTACCTGAGTTATATACTCCTGTTCTCGGTATAAATGTTGAACGTAGATAAGAAAACTTATTGACAAGTAATGTCTGCATATTCTTAATGCCTTGTTCAAATCTTTGCATATTAAGTTGATACTGTTGTGTCTCACCTCTATACTGATATACAAAGGCTGTAGCACCATCTACAATTACAGGTGCAAATCTGTCAGGTATAGTTGTTGTGTCTCCATGTGCTGATAAATCAGTAGGAAATGTATAGTAGTCAAACTTTATTGCATATGTTTTATTTGGAAATGGATATAGTAGATAGTTATTGTCAGGTGTTCTTACTACATATTCAGGAACACCACCTCTATTAAATTGTGCTACCGTGACACCACTAAGTATTGAAGCTGCCGTAGTACTTGCTGCACCTCTTGTACACCCTGTAAATGTTGTACTTGTAGTACCTGTATAAGTAATAGTCTCATTACCTATAATAATAGTACCTGCACTATCAAACCCTGTAGTACTTGCAACAGTAATAGTTGTTACACTATCTGTGTGCGTTGTACTAGTTGTTGTAGTATCTATTTCATCTTCTTGATTTACAACTCTATTTATGTAATCATTGTAATCAAGTAATCCTAATTTATACCCACTATTGCCTAAGTCACTATCTTTGACTATTCTAAATGTATTGTAGTCTACTGTCTTAGTAGAAGCAGGTAAACTATATCTAACCACACCTGCTGTCAGTGTCTGAGTAGCAGTCGCATGGTTAAATGGATAATTAAATTCTCTTTGGTTGATAAATCTAATAGATTCATTAACAGCGTTTTGGCATTGAACTTGTATACCCCTAGCACCAGAAAAAGTTGATGAAGTTAGTGCAACCTCATTCAACCTTGCTATTACTTTATTTGTTAGTGTTAGGTAAGTTTCTGCCATAATAATTCCTATAAAGATAAGAGAGCAAGTTGCCCTGCTCCCTTATGTATGATTTAAGCTAAAGTGTCTCTGTCAACTTCGTCAGCAGACATGTCACCTTGGTCGCTTATATCCATCATCATTGCATACACACGTATTTTACCAGCAGTAAATGATGCACCACCACCTGCTAATAACACGTCAATAGTGTCAGCAGAAGTAGAAGCAGTCAAACCTGTGATTGCAATCTGAGGAGCATAAGCACCATCGGCAGCACCGTCAATATCAAAAGTTGCAACAAACTCATCAACGTCACCACCTGTGAAACCAAGTGATGCTGTTGCATCTGTGCCAGTATTCTGAGTTGCACTTTCTACAACCTGAAGACCTGCAGCTACAACAAGAGTATTAGCTGGAACTGTGATAGCTTGAATAGTATCACCGTTTGGATTAATGCTATTAGCAGTTAAGTCAATAACATTATCCATGTAGTATACGTTCCTACCTCTCTGGGAGTTGCCAGAAGCGGCTTTAAGAACAGCAGTAATATTCGCCATAATTCAATCTCCCTATGCTAAGTGGTAAGCGGCAGTACAGATTGCTTCAGGGCGAAGAATCTTTCTACCATATAAATGCATACCACGAACAATATCAGCAAAAGAATCAGGGTCTCTATAAGTCTCTGTCTTGTTGATTTGCTCAGCAGTAGCTATAGATGAAGAGTGACCAGCAACAATAATACCAAAGTTTGTAGAACTGTTCGCACCTGTATTAGATGGTCCTGTTCCTATACTTGGTAGGTTATTTGACTGATACACTTTAAATCCGTGTAGGTTATTAAGAACTAAACCATTCTGTAGTCCTGAACCACCAAAGTCTGCATCAAACAATCTTGTGTCCTCATCCTTTAGTACTTCAATAAATACAGGGTCTAACACTAACCATCTTCCGTTAGTATCAACATTCTGTTGGTCTAGTAGTCTTGACATTCTAGCAATCACTGTCAATGGGTTTCTATCTCCATTAGCAGGAGCAGCAGTAGTAGCTCCACCTGTTCTTGGTAAGATAGCCACAGCATCTCCAGCAGAACCACCGAAGTCTTCAGCATCAATTTTCATTGAAGATAAGAGTTCGTCAGAACCTGCTGTTGAAACAGCTACACTACCATTAGTAGTTGTATTAGCTGTGTCTGGAGCACCATGTATAGATGATTGCTTATAACCTGACATATAACCAAGTACATCTTGGTCAAATTGGTCGGCTAGTCTATAGGCTGCTCTATCAGATGCTAACTGTTGAAAGTTAATATGCGAATGAGCTTCCTCAATATCATCCACTTTAAAAGCAAAGTAATTAGCTTTGTCAATATTAAGTGAAAATTCTTCATCGTCAAGGTCTTGAGGAGTTATTGTAGTTCCTCTAGAATATGCCTTAACTGTTATTTCTGGTTCTTTGATAACCTTAACGGAATCGCCCATATTAGCAATCTCACCGAAGTAATCATTATTAGTGATTGCATCGACAATAGATGACTTACGGAACGCAAGTTGCACCTGTTTGCTGTAAATAATAGGACTAAAATTACCGTTAGGTAGATTACCATAACCAGCTGCTGCTGAAAATGCCATTTTAATCTCCTTAAACATTTCTCAAATGTACACAGAATGTGTACTATATAGTTTTAGTCATTTACTTTATAAGGACCATTCATGCGTTGAGGTTGTACGTAGGATAGCTATTCCTGTGTAGGCTCACATAATTGGGTAATCTCTAAAGTGTAGTTTAAAGTGCAACACAAGTATTCAGTTTGGGAACGTGAGGTTGTGTTACACTTCTAGTTATGTATAGTTATATACATAAATTCGTTGTTGTCAACTTTATTTTTAATTTATCTAGCTGAACCTGATATGTCATATACAAAGTTACCAGACCTGATAGCTTCCATTATTGCATCAGCTTGTTTCTCATACTGTTGAGCAGACATTTTTTGAACAGATGATTCAAGTATTTTTTTACTAGATTCCGTAGCATCGACCTTAGTTCTCGTAGATTTCGTGCCAACTTCCATAGCAGCACTTTTATCATTCTTTGTCTTAGTTTCCTTACCAATGCCTTTGTCTGCTTTGTAGAGGTCAATAGCTCTTGATGCTGACCTTGCATCATTATCGTTTTCATATAGTGCATCCTGTACCCATTTTGGCTGTTCATCTGCCCATTCATGGAAATCATCGCTATCTCTAATATCATTAAAATCAGGATGAATTTTCATTAATTCTGCTTCGGCTTTATCTTTAACAGCTTCCGCAGACATCTCATCTATCTTTTTTATTCTGCCTTCTAATTCTTTAGATTGCTCTCTTGCTTTTTTCATAGCAATAGTTTCAACTATTTGAGCTACGTCTGGATATTCAGTTGCCCATGCTTCTATATCTTCGTCAGACTTAGGTAACTTCATTTCTTTTTTTGTAGCACTTTCAAGTTGTCCTTTCAAATCATCTAACTGTTTTTGAAATTGTTTTTCTTTTTCTTGTGTGTGCCTTCGTAGGTCTCCATAACGTTTTTTAAAAGTTCTTTCTTCCGCAGAAGACGGTTCTGCTTCATCCTGCGTTTTCTCTTCACTAGTTTCAACTTCACCTTTTTGCTCTTTGATTAGCTGTTCTAATTCTTCTTCGTCTTTCTTTACTCTCTCTTCTTGAGAATAAGGTCTATTTACAAACATTGTTTTTTTAGGTGTGTTCTCTTTCACCATTGTAGTATTTTGCTCTTCAGCCATTCTATTTCTCCTAGGGGTTATCGTAGCCAGTTATTGTTGGGGGATAAGTAGCCATTATATCATAACTCACACACGTGGTCAAGTTATTATGTGGGTTATCGTCTTGAAGCCAACCCACCTTGCTTCATCTTTTTCTTATTAGCTTTGGGTAAATTCTTCCTTTGAATAAAACCACCTGTTGCAGTAGCAAAACTAGAGCCAAAACCACTTCCTTCATAGCCTGATGGACCTTGACTAACAGAACTATTATCATCATCTCCCATAGAATATTGATTATCTCCGCTGTAAACACCAGAACCTGTTTGTCTATTTGCTGCTTGAGCTTTTGCTCTATTTTCCTGTCTTTTACTTGCTATTACTGTATCTAAATAAGCTTTATCTTTTCCTGTTGGGTCTATACCATAAGACCTAGCTAAATTGTTTAATTGTTCTTTAGCAGGGTCTTGGGTAATTGTAGGACTGTCCGCTTTACTTGTAGTAGCTTTTTTTACGTCTTTATCTAATATAGTTTTTACTCCTGTTTCTTTAACAGTTGTTTTTAAATATGAAGGGGTTATATTTTTACCCTTTACATCACTTAATATAGAAACGTGATTTTTATAGTTTTCTTTTGCTTTATCCGATAATGCATTATACTGTGCTTTTGTATATCCTGCACCACCATGCCACCCACTCTTAACACTAGCTTTCATATTATCTGCAAAGTCTTGAAAAGATGAATATGCTACTGTTCCATCATCAGCACGAGATTCACCTGCTGCGTTAAATGTATAACCTGTATCCATACTAACTTCACCCGGCTTTGTTCCTCTTTTAAATGTAGGAGTTATTCCACCTAAGTTAGCCTTCATGTCTGCAAGACTTGCATATCCTGCTTGTTTAGCATACTCTTCATTTAAATTTATAAAATCAGGAGATACTCCTGTACCTGCGTAATCTGCTGCTGTAGCATATGGGTCATCTACAGGAAAATCAGGAGTACCATAAGGTTCTACATCAGGCTTACCTGACAGAGCACTAGCTACTGCTCCACCTATTTTAATTCCCGGAGAAAGTAAAAAACTACCTATTTCTTTAAATGCATCTGCTAAACCACTTTTACCTGTCATCGTACTAGCAATCTGATATTCTTTTGTTTGTGGTGTTTGTCTTCCACCATCATCACCGCCACCACTATCCGTAACTTGTGTAGTTTTAGTTTGCGATGCTACAGGGTCTTTCTTTTCTTCTTCTTTTATAATTTCAGATTCTTCTTTAAAACCTGTAGGTATAGGATATATAGGTTGTCCATTCACAAAAGGAATATATAACTCTTCTCCTGTTTCAGGGTTAACATATTTTTTTGTTGTGCTTTCTTGTAACTGTCCAAACGGTGCTCCTACAAGACCACCAAAGCTAGGTGTTGCAGCTGTATTAGTAGGTTGTTGCTGTTGATATTGTGGTATAGTTTGTGCTGTATATGTAGGCTGTGTAGGCACTGCAACTTGCGGTGTAACTACAGGTTGTATATTAGGTGCTGAATATATAGATGGTTTTACCATTTGTTGTGTTGGCTGTGTTATATTAATTCCCGGAACTGCTCCACCGACTGCCATCTGTGGTTTAAATGGCATATCATCAGACATGGTAGCTTCTTCTGAATTACCCATCTGACCCATACTATCCATCATATTAATGCCACCCTTTGCTTCCTGTCTTAGCTTCATTAATTTTTCTAAACCGTGATACCTAACAACGTCAGCAGGTAATACAAATTCTCCTTCACTTAGTTGTGCAGGTATATCATCTCGTACTTCTTCTGCGACAGAACCTTTAGGTATTTCATTACCTGATACAGGGTCATTTGGCATTTGTTTCTTAGCCATTTTACCTACGTCACCAAACATTTCTAATTGTTGAGCTTGTATATCTTTTTTCATTGGAATACCACCTTCGTTAAATATAGCAGGTTTACCATCCTGCCTAGACTTAATTTTTAGTCCTCTAAGTTTACCTATACGTTCTACAGGGTTCTCTTTCTTTAGTTTTGCTAATACTAATGCACCTATCTGAACAACTTCTTGTGCTTCAAATACAGGCATCATATTATCTTTACGATAAAAGAAACTATGTCTTTCAGGATTAAAACCTACCTGAACATAGTCAGGATTATTTATGTATGTTTCAGCTAGTGAATAAGCTTCTTCATCAGATAGATTTTGCCACTCGCCTTTCATCACAGCAAATGGAGACTTCTCTGCTTTGCCTTGTGCCACAGCTAATGTTTTATCTACTGCATTTTTTCCTGATACAGAAAACTTAACATCTTTTAATACAGCAGTTCTACCATATTTATTGCCATCAGGTGTTTTGATAGAAGCTATCCATGTATTATATAAGTTGTAACCATCAATGTCTAACCTAGAATCTACAATAGTACCTTCAGGTATTTCTGTTGTCAAACCCACAATGCCCTTTGCTGAGAATGATGGCTTTAATGCACCGACAGCATCTGTGTAACTAGCAAATAAATTAGGTAAATCGTTTGCTTCAAACTTTGTAGCAGGTTGATTAGTACGTATAAAATCTCTATACTCTTTACCTGACATTTTACCTTGTTGTAAGGCTTCTGTTTGTTCTATGTACTTTCTAGTTGTTCTACGTTTAAGTTCTTCTTTACTAACCTTGTTATTCTTTTTCCACTCGGTAATGGCATCAGGATTTTTTAATAGTTCTAGTGCCTGTTCTTTATCAGATACAGTTCCTTCTCTTGCTTCTGATAACTCCGTGCCACCTTTTCTCATAGCTTCATTAATAAACATTGTTCTAGAATCAATGTCATCTTCAGTTACTGGATAACCAACCATACTTTTCTCAATATTTAGTATACTGTTACCGTATGAATTGTCTATTGCCTTAATATCTTGAGTAGTCTCTTTTTTAACTTCTTGAATTTTATTATATAAATTTGCTATTTCATCTAAATCTGATGGAGCAGTGTATCTAAAATTAAAAATATCATCATTTTTATTTTCTATAGATTCATCCACACCATATAAAAATTTATAATTTATTTTATCTGCAATATCTAATTTTTTTCTTAGCTTTTTATCTTTAGACAAAGCCTTGTATTCATTTATTTTTTTATTAACAATACTATTAGGAGCTACTAAAAAAGCTGACATAGCATCGCTTGGTACATCTGTAGGTCTTTTTATTCCTAATTCTACAACGTTTTCAGGTTCAACACCCACTCTAATAGGATAACCTAAATAAAAAGAAGCTATCAATTTTTCAATTTCTGTTGTTATATTATCTAAACCAGAAGACAATAATTTTTGTTTTACTTCAGAAACTATTTTACCTATTTTTTCAACTTCTGTTAAATCACCATATTCTTCTAATCTTTGTTGTTGTTCTTTATCTGTCTTTGCAGGAAATACAAAACTAGGAGGTGATATGGGTGTACTTTCGTTATAAAATTCATAATCAGGGTCAAATCTAGCACTTAGTTCTGATAAGGCAGTAGAAAAATTCATTCTATTACCTGTTGACCTGCCTTCTTCATCTTGAATAGGCTTATCGGCTGTAGATGTACTACCAAGAAATACAGATTCTATTCTATCTAAGTGCGATAATCTAAGTGCCATATTTATTCTTAACTTATTTATTTTATCTTCTGGTGCTTTTATCTTGTTTATAAAGTCATCAATGTTTTCCGTATCAAAAGATAAAGCCTTATTTAAATTTATTATTTTTTCGGTACTATCTCGTCTTGAACCAAACAAACCTGATGAATTATCTGGAGCTAATATTTCTTCGTCAGTAAACTGTCCTAGCTTACTTATATTTTTATACTGCGGACTTCTAAAATAATTTACAAAAGACTTAGGCAATCCTCTTGTATCCGTAGGATATAGTTCTCGTAATGCTTTATCTGGATTTTTACCTTCTTTAATATATTTTTCTAAAATAATTCTATGTCTATTTTCTACATTAGTAGATTCCAATTCACCACTTGCTAATCTATATGTCAATGATGCAATTTTTTCTGCGGTGTCTAAACGATGATTTAAAATACTTAAATTTACAAATTTTTGAAGAAATCTAACTTTATCCGATGGTGAAAAAACATCGTATAATTTTTGTAAATCATCTACACTATCCTCATAAGCCTTTTGAACATCATAAGAAATAGCTGGACCATCAATAGTTGAAGGTAATACTTTAGGCATTTTCTTTTTAGATAACTCTTTACTTACTATACTAGCATCATTAGAGGGTTGTGAAACTGTTCTATTGGCTAGTGCATAAATAATTGTTTGTAGTCTTTCATTAACTTCTGCATTAGTATACTTATTGGAATCTTTATATTCACGATATTTTTCTCTAGTAAGGGGAGAATAACTTAGCTTACCTGTAATTTCAGTTGCTCCTTGTTGTATCTCCTTTTGTATTTTTGCTTTTGCTGTATCTACATTTTCAGGTAAATATCTAACAGGACTGTCTCCTTGTGCAAAACCATGCCTGTGCTGAATTGCGTGTTGTAATTCATGTAGTAAAGTTTCTTTCATAAACTTAGCTTGCGAAGGCATTAAGTAAATTTCGTCTTTTGCTGGAGAGTATGAACCACCTGCCATGCGATTAGTTTCTAACTTTACAGGTATATCTCCTATAGGTTGATATGTAACTCCATATTCACCAACCATTTCTTTATCATATTGTTCATAAAATTCAGGAAACTTTAAAATATCTCTCACTCGTAATCTAGGCATATTAGTTGCAAAAGGATTTATTCCTAGGTAGTCTGCTTGTTCTACAAAAGTTTTTACCTTAAATATAGGACCTGTCATGGTTCTTTCTCTAGTAAAAAACTGCTCATCATTTAAAACAGTTTCATCTAGTTCCGCATTGTACGAAGGTATCTCTGTTTTAATCTGTCCATCTATCTCATCTACGTATGCACCTGTTTCTTTAAATATACTTCTTTTATCTTCATCCTTTAAATTTTGAAATAATCTGTAATCGCTTTCTAAAACATTTGTGTCTGCATCTTCTTGTATATCAGACATGCTTTGTGTATAGGCTTCTTTCGCTTTTTCTCGCCACTGTTTAGCACCCTCATCTCCTGATACCGTGCCTTCACCTATCATCATCTCATCTATCTGTGCTTTGGCAGTCGTTTCATCTTCTTGTTGTTTCTGTTGTAATGCACCGCTAGGCACATCACCTGCTAGTGCTAATCCACTAGTATCGTCAGGACCTCTGAATATATCTTCCATCTGTCCTTTAGCTTTATCAACTACAGATGATGGAGATGTTCTGCCTGCTACACCTACAAGTTCTCCTGCACCTCTTGTAGCACCACCCATAGTGCCACCCAAAGCTGCTGAATCAATAATCTTGTCAGCAATCTCCATGCCTGTATATTCGCCACCTGTAAGTGCTGCACCACCCATGATAGCACTTTCTTGTAGTGCTTCTGTTCCTGCTTCACCTGCTGTAGCTTTACCTATACGAGCAGCTATTGCTTTACCTGCTTCAGGCTTACCTGCTTTTGCTAAAGCTGTAATTAACTCTTCACCTGTCATATTAGACAGTTTACCTTTAGGTATTACTTTACCTGCTCCAAACTTATCTAATATACCAACAAGAGCACCTACACCTACAGCTACGTTAGCATCATATGTGCCTGTCTTGTCCTCCATCTCCTGTGCTGATTCACCTGCACCCATCAATACTGAAGAGCCTATTGTAGCTCCTGTAATCGCCAAGGAAGCAGGTATACTGAATGGAGCAGTGATTGCAGCCAAACCTGTACCAACTATCGCTGTACCGCTTGATACAACGTTTTCTATGGATTTCTCTTTTAACCAACCAAGAGCATTGTCAATACCCCCTTGTTGATAAGCTTCTCGTAGACTGCCTTGATATTCAGGTGTATAACCACCTTCTTCTATATCTTTTTCTTGTTGAGCAACAACGTCAGAACCAAACTGTTCCATGCCTTCAATACCAGTAAACTTTCCTGCTACTTCTACACCTTTACCTAGTAATCTTTGTGCTTGGTCAATACTAAAATCAAAAGCACTATCTTTTTCCTCTTCTACAGGTACAAGATATTTAGATAACATTTCATCAGTTTGTGTTGCCACTATTTACTTCATCCCTTAATAGTTTTAATCTACGTAGTGCTGTTATAGCACCTTGCGTTCTATATACAATAGTCATATCATTAGTCTGTTCTATTGCTTTATGATGTTGGTCTATGACCGCATCTAAATACTTATTGAATTGGTGCTGATGGTTGACCATCGGCTTGAGGTTGCCCAGTATTTGCTTGAGGTTGTCCTTGTCCACCTTGCGGTACTCCTGTAAATCCTTGCTCTCCCGGAACAGGTGCTTGTCCTGTACCTATGATACCACCGCCTGTTCCTGATGTGTCCATTGGGTTTGAACCCGGAACCGGAGCACCTTGCTGTTGTTGCTGTGGTGGTCCTTGGAACTGTTTTAGTAGCTCAGCTTGGAGTGCTGTTTCATCCATATTGTTGGTTACTTTATCAGGGTCTAAATCCATAGCCTTTGCAATCTCACGAATAATGTATTGAAACTTCGCAAAAGGTGCAAGTGCAGGATTTGATGCAGTCTGTAAGAATTGCATTAATCTTTGTGACCTTACTTCGTTAGCCATTAAGCTTTCTGTTCCACGTGCTTTAACTTCTAAGTCACCACGTATAGCAGGGTCAAAATCAAATTGCATATTAAATCTAAATAATCCTTCACCTAGGGGTTTAAGTAAATAATCGTCTACATTTTTAATAACTGTTTTTATGCTACCGCTTGCTGCGTTCATTAACATTGATATACCTGATGCAGTTCTACCTACACCTTGCACACCTGTCTGTCCATGAGAGAAGGAAGGCAATCCTGTGCTCTCATCAGCAAGTATTCTAGCTTTATCAAACAGTTGTAAATTTTCATTAGATACATTAGGAAACTTTGTGCCAAATATTGCTTGACCCGGAGCACCACCTTGTCTTCTAAACACTTTACCCGGATATACAGATAAATCCTGTCCCGGCACTAAGTTAGTTTCATCAACTTCTATAAGTAGGTTTCCTGATAACACAGCATTATCAACAGCCATTCTCATAAAGCCATTCATAAGTGTCTGTGTGTCATCCATGTTTTCAGCTAAACCTACTCCAAAGAAAGAGTACGGATTTAATTCATATGGAGATGCCATGTAGGGTATTGTAGAAGGTTTGAATGGATTTAATACTGCTCTTAGTAGTCTGCCATTACATACCCATATATTTGCCTGTAGTTCATCAAAGTCCTCTAGTTCTTTTGGTACATCTACTTCTTGGTCTATGAGCATTTCAGTTTCAATCATACCCCAATATTCTAGTACTTCATATCTATCGACATAACTGTCTTGGTCATAGTCTGTTAAGTCATCTTCCCAGTACTTCTTTGTATAGTTTTCACCAGCATTAATAGCTTCATCAATAACGTTAGCTCGGAAGTATGGTCTACGTTTTAAAGCACGTAAATCACTACGTGACATCTTGTGTCGTTCTATGATGTATTGTGCTTCATCCATATTATTTGCATCTGGGTCAGGGTAGAAATCCCAAACAGATACATGATTTACTTGAGGAACAGTTTTAAACTTAGGATTGTATTCGCCTTCGCCATCCCAATTAGGATATTCTTTATCTACCGCAAAAGGTCCTTTCATTACTCCTGTTCCGAATAATGCCATCTCAAATGCTGTGCTTCTTAAATGTTTAGTAGCACCTGATTCTTGCAGTTGGTCTATTATCTTTTTTTCCATAGACTTAGCTGCAATCATAGCAGGACTAAAAGTTATCGCTGTCGGAGTTTCGCCAACACCTTCTTTAAGGTTTTCAACTTCACTAAGCTTTTCTTCCAAAGGACCAAGACCATCTTGCAGACTTTGTGCAGTAGCTCCTCTAGGTAGTTCCTTACCGTCACCGTTAAAACCATAAGGAGATTCCATTGAAGAATCTTGGTTACGTAGTTCTGGAGGTTCTTTAGGGTCGAAATTAACATCTTTTTTTACTCCTTCTGGTAACTCTGTGGGTTCTATACTCACAGGAAATTTACCACCTGCAAATAAAACATCTACAATCTGACCATATGCAGCCAACGTTTTTGTTTTAGTTACTTTGATAAATACTCTTGATTTTTCTGCTTCTGTAAATTGTACATCAGGACCATATAAACCTCTATAGTTTCTATAAGCACGAACCCATCTTTGTTCATCTTCATATCTACTATCTTCTGATTTCTCAAATTTACTAGTAACATAATTTGCTAAACTAGATACTCCTACATCGGCTACTGCTGTATCTTCTACATCATCCAATGCTATTGCATCATCTTCTATATTTATTTCATTATCTTCTGCCATTTTAATATCCAAAGGTTGAATCTGCTACAGGCATACTACTATTAGGTCTGCCCATAGGGTCGTAGTCAAATATACTAAATCGTGGTCTTGACATTATACCATATCTTAATGCATCATACAAGTGGTCTTCTGCTCTTGTGTCTACATCTTCAGGATTTTTCTTATCCAATGGTAGAGCTGGTAATTGTGATACCATATTAGTACAAGTATTAAAGAATACTAATCTTGGTTCTTCTGTAAACTCATCTACTTGTAATCTTCTGTGTATTTCATTCTTTCCAGATACACGACTGCCTTTACTTCTATCCGAGGGTCTAAATCTACACCCTTTCATAATCATCTGTTCAGCCAGAGAAGGACCAGTATCCCCACGTTTATGCCAAAGAGAACTGTCCAAAACCCCATACTTAATATTTCCATCATCAGCTTCAGCATCCAATATCATATCTGCCAAATCTGTGGCAAGTACTTTGCTACAATACAACTCTCTATATACAATAATCTGCTCGTCTGGAGAAACAGCAAACCACAACACACCACTATAAGAGCCATAACCATAATCACATGCACGAAATTTAACCCAATTTCTTGGAATTGAAAAAGGCTCAACAACGTGAATATTCCTATCAAACTCAGTAAAAGCAGCACCTTCTTTAATATCCCAATCACCATCAAGCAACTGCTTACGTTGGTGTTCAGGTAAGGAAAGAAGCATTGCTTCATAGTCACCTTGCTCAGACAAGTATGGGTTGTCTGATAATCTTGCAGGGATAAATCTACGTTTGAATAGAGCTTGTCCTGCTTTACTGTGTCCTTTTGGATAGGAAAGAACATTCCCTGACTCAATATCTGTGGCATTAAATTGTCTTCCGTACGGTGCAGGGTCAATGAACATTTTCTTGACCCACTGATGTCCCGGACCTCCGGGGTTAGTTGTTGCTCTCATATACACAGGTAAATCATGTGCAGTAGAACGCAAACGTGAACGCATATAGTTCCAAGCGTACGGAGTAGACCACTGAGTTAATTCGTCAAACCCTATCCAACTAAATGCCAACCCTTGATAACGAAGTACATCATCATCTCTGTCTAGGTATGACATCCATAACCTTGCACCTGATGGTGCTTCCCATTGCATCTTTCTTTCTGACCACTTAATACCCTTCCATATTTGAGGATACATTTCCTTAGATTTAAATATTAGTTCTCTAAGTTCTTCTGTTGTGTGTCGCAGTAGCAACCCACTAAATGATGGATGACCCATGTAACGTAAAGGGTCTGCAAGCATGGCATAACTCTTTCCACCTCCTGCTGAACCACCATATAATACTTCTCTTTCACCTGCTGCAAGAAACTCTGTCTGAGGTCCTTGGTTTGGTTTAAATATTACGTTTTGTTCTTCTACAGGTACTGCTTCTATAGCATCTAATTCCTGTATATTAGGCTCTTGCACCTGTTCTTTCTTCTTCGATGGCTTTCGCCTTTTCGATTGCTTTCTGGGCATACTCGGACCATCTTTTGAGAGTTCTAGCTTTGTCCTTACGTTGTTTTTCATGCATTAACCTTTTTCTTAACCCTACGTGAGATATTACTCTACCTGTTTTTTTAGTAAGCCAATTTGCTATTTGTCTATAGGAATATTGTTTTGTATATTTTCTAGCTAACTCTATTGCTTCTAATTCATATGGTATGGGGTCAAGTAAATTTTGGTCTTTCTTATTTAATTCGTAACCAAAAGGAATGATACGTGCTATTCGTGGTATCTGTATCCATTCTTTTTGTTCTTCATCTTTTAAGTCTGTTGGTTGTGGTAACTTCCACTTGCCTACACTTCTATCCATCATTCTTTGCAGGTAATAGCATAACACCACCAGTGCTTTCTACTTGCATCTTCTCAGTCTTCACTAAGCCTGTCCTGTCTAGTAATTCTTTAGCTGCCATCATCTTATCTTTTAGACCTAGCTCTGTAGGGTCATATAAGCCACCGACCATAGCCATTGCAGCTTTAGGTGCGTTCCTACTCATAAACAACTGCGTAGCTTCTAGTATTTCATCCTTCATGGACTTTACTATATCTGTAGTGTTTGATGTGTCAGAATAACCTGCTAGTTTTTTAGCAGTTATTATATCACCATTAGCTTCATCAAATAAGACTGCTAAAAACTTTTGTTGTCTTTCAGTTAGTTCTCTACTCATACTGGTATATTCTCTCTATGATACTGCCTATCAACGATTGCTATTAGACGTTTAGCTCTATTGGGTGTTTGTTTAAACCAACGAGAGTTTTCCATCTCGTCTGCCATTCTATGCCAATCCAAATCTTCTACGGCAGCAATCATGTTTTTAAATTTGGATAGTCTAGGTCTACCTAATTGAAAACACATATTAGCTAATACGTGTTGTATATCGTCAGGCAGATTATCAAATTGCGAAAATAATAGGTTACAATCTTTTATAGTTGTTTCTATGTCTTTCGCAAACCAGTCATTCACTTGTTCATTTGGTATTGGAGTTCCTATAGGTCCTGAATAAATATCTTCATCCCATTCAGTAATAAGATGTCCTATACCCCCTGTTAAATGTCCAAGTGAGCATCTATATGTTTCATACTTTATACCTTCGTCTTTTGATATTTCGTCTTGTAGTTTTATTAAGTTCATTTCTTCCCCATAATCTTCATAGCCTGACCTGCACCTTTAATACCAAAGGATGCACTAATTGCTATAAACAAAAGATACTGATACCACTCAGGTAGTGTATTCAATACCTCAAAGCCTACTCTTACATATTCTGTCATGCTAGGTATAAATACAAGTATAGCAGGTAATAACAAAACAATCAAGGCAAATTCGTCTTTCCAAGAATTATCTGAAGCATCTGCCATAGATTTTTCCCATGCCACTTCACCTGTAGCAACTTTCTCAGCTACAACTGCTTTAGCTCTAGCTTGTGCTACTTTAGCCTGACCATCTGCTTTGACCTTCTCAACCTTACTACTCATCCAAGAACTAGCGAGGTTTGCGATTGGTCCTATTAATGCTGTTAACATCGTTGTCTCCTTTATGTTCGTGACCCATCCAAATGCCAAAGACACCTGTCATCACACCCATAACTACTGATACA